TTATCATTAATTAAATTAATTAATATTTCTTCAGAATGTTCCGCACGATTTGAAATATTTTCTAATGTATATGTACCGAATGTTTTTTTTAATAAAAAATCTATGTATTCTGATGGTGTTTGATTTCTTGAATTTTGATATGTTTTTAATGAATTATCTAATTCTAATACTTTTTTTAATCCATAATAATTATATTGATCAATTAATTTAGTAATTATTGTATTTCCATTTAAATCTTGTATTCTGTAATTTAATTTTAAATTCAATATTTTATCAATATTACTTTCATTATAACATTTATCTACTAATTTTTTATTTATTGGTTTTGCTTTTATTTTTGAATTTTTATGTTTGTCAATATCTAATATTTTTGTAAATGTATTATCAATATTAACTTGATCATTAAATAATTTTTTTATATCAATGACTGGTATTTCAAATCCTAATTTTTTTAAACATTTATCTATATATTTCTTTGTCAATTGTTTAGACTTTACATTACTTTTAATAAATTCATTATATACATCATATGGCAAATCTCTTATTTTAGTTCCACTATTATCAATATAGTCTGAATTTAACAATTTTTTTAATTTTTTTTTACAATCTTCCTTATCATGAAATTCATCATTTTGTTTATTTGGAAAAATATCAACTAAGTTATTAATTTCTTCTGTTTTAAAAAAAGTAATATATGTATTAATTATTCGTATTATAGCATCATTTAATAACATTTTATAAACATTATCATTTTGATATTCTAATATTTTATTAAATACTTTTTGTTCTTCTTCTGTAATCTTTATATTACTCACTGCATCTTTTATTTTTTTTTGAAATTCATTAATATTAAAATTTTCTTTTGTAATGCATGCTAATAAATTATTTCTAACAATATCTAATATGTCTTTTGTATTATTTAATGACAATATTAATAATTTTTCTGTTTCATTATTAATATCAAAAAGTTCTTTTTTAATAAAATTTACATTAATATTATTACCATTTTCATCTTTATCAAATTCATGTATATCATTTTTTTTATATAAATTATCAAAAATACTATTGTCTTTTAATTCATTTTTTATGTTTATAGTATTCTCTTTAGTAGTATAATCAGGTGAATTATGATTATCTTTATATAAAATAATATTATAACCTGGTCTATAAAAATTAGAATTAACAATATTTCTTCGTATAATATTTTCATCACTATTTATAATCTTATTTCTTAAATTCTCATCATCATCGCTATTGTCATTAATTATATATTTATACATTTCAATTATAATATTACCATTAGCATAAATTCTATTGTAATTTTTATTAAAATAATATGGTAAAAATTTAGAAAGATTTTTATAAATACTAATAAATCCAGAAAGTGTTGTTGGTATATCTTTATAAAAGGATTTTAGATCAATATTATTATAATAACATGAAATTTTTTCTTCAGGATTAGTAATAGTTTTTAAGTGAACAATACTTTGATATTTATTTATTGTATCAATAATTTTTTCTAAATTATTAAATACTGTTTTTGTTATATGTGAATATATTTCATTAATTATTTTAATAAAATTATTATTATATTGATTATATTTATTAACTTTTTCTAAACTTTTATCAATAATTTTTTTTAAATATATGTTATAAAAATTATCATCAAATATTTCTTTTAAATAATCATCTACATGATTATCAATTTTTGATAATGCTTTAATTTCCTCAAATAAAAATATTAAATTGACCACAATATTCAATAATATTTCATAATAATAATTGAGTTGTATACTAAAAGAAATAAATGTTAGATTATTCTCTTTAGTAATTATTCTATCAAAATCTTTAAAGTAATGAAATATATATTGTATATTATTCTGAATATATTTAATAATAGAATGTATTCTTCCCCATTTAAAACAAATATTATTATTATATGTTTCAGTAATATTTTCTTGTATATTCTTATATTCAGTTAATTTTTCAACAGTATCAAAATCTTCCCAAATGTATACATTATCAATCTCTTTTAATCTATCTAGATCTGCAATACTTTCATTTAATATGTTATTTGTATTATTTTTATTCTCAATAATACTAATATCATATTTTTCAAAATCTGCTCTTATTTTTTTAAAAATATTTTGTCTTTTTAATTGATCTTGATAATTAGGTGGTAGTGGTACTAATATTATCAGTTTTTCCATTATTAACATTAATAGTTTTGTTTTATTAAAAAATCTATTATCATTAATAGCATCAATATTAATTTTCAAATAATTTAAATTATTTGGATTATCATTAGCTTGATTTGCACTATTAATAATAATACTTATTATATTATTGTTATTTATTAAATTATTAATATAATTATCTAAATTATTTAGTTCCCAATTATTAGTAATATATCTGATGGTATGCAAATTATTTCCGTTTATATTAGGCAGTGAAATTCGTATAATTAAATTATTATTATCTCTTATTTCTGCTTTTAAATTATCGATTGCATCATTAAAATTTTTAATAATTAATTTTATTTTATTAATATCTTTTACTAATTTATCTAATTTTTTTAAATTTTTAATAATTTCATTAATATTTGATTTATTTTTATATTTTTGTTCAAAATCTGATATATCTTCTAATATATGTTGTAAATTGTTATCTAAAGGTTGATTATTAATTTTATCTAAAAGATATTGAAGATTATCTATTAGTGGTTGTACAAATGTATCTTGATTAACTATAGGTTCTTTGATATGTTCTAAAATATATTCTTTATTACTATCATCGTTTTGTCTATCAAATATTGCTTGAAAATTATATTTTGTTTCATTAATATTTAATGTATGATATAATTCTTTTATCTCATCATATACTGCTATTTTATATTTATATTTGTTTGGATCATCATGTTCTAAATTACTAATAAAATTATTAATATCATTAATATTAACATTATCTTTTAATATTTTAATATTTTCGTAATTATTATTAACAAAATAAGTACTATTTGGATTTAAATTTTCTATTTCTAAAATTTTTTTAACATATTTTAATAAAGAATAATACTCTAAAGGAACTGAATAGTATTCATCATACAAATTATCAAAAAGGTTATATAATTTATATAATGATTCAATAGATGCATTAAAATTATTATCTATTTCTTTTTGTAATTTTACTTGGTTATTTTGATTAGTAGTTTGAAATTTTTCAATAAATTCATTTTTATCTTCATAAATTTTAGAAAAAGTACTATCATTGACATCAATATATATATTATTATATTTTGCAGAGAATATGTTATTATAGTCATCATATAATTTTAATAATTTATTTTTTTGATCAGAATTATTAAATTCTTTATTTATATTATTCATTTTATTTTGAAAATCTTTATAAATTTCATCAAAATCATTTATTTGAAAAAATTTATTTTTTTGAACAAGTTCTTGTATTATTTTCATATATAAATCAAAATTTGAAGACTTTTCCTTAATTAACAAATTATATACTTCATCAAATATTAAATTTTGAACAATTTCGTTTATATTTTTAGTATTACTAGAATGTTCAAAATTTTCATTTATATTCTCAGGATTATGATAGTCATATTGTTTACAATCAACAATAAACTTATCAACAATATAATGTAATGGCGAATATCCATAATTATCTATCAATTTATAATCACATTTTAGTTCATTAATAAGAAATTTAAGAATATTAAATGAACCATTTATTGCTGCAAAATGAACAGCATTTTGATTGTATTCATCCATTGTATTAATAGATACATTTTTATTAATTAATTCTCTGATAATTAAAATTTTCTGATCTTCAGTAATATCTGAAGAATTATTAATAATAGCATGAACAAGTGTATTACCAGCCTCTGTTTTAAATGAAAGTATGGGTTCACTTGAAATTGTGTTTATAATATCATTATAATCTGATAAAGAAAATATACTATATATTTCATTATAACGCGATTGATTAACCTTATCACTATTACCAATATAATTTTGATTAAGATTTTTATAATTCTGTATTTGCTTTAATTTATCAAAATTAGATTTCTTATCCATTAATATAACAAATATATATATATTTATTTTATTAGTTAAATTTATATTATTATTTATTTATTATTTTTTCCACAACATGTATTTGGATCAAATTTGAAATTTTGTAATGGTGTTTCAGACATTCTATAATCAGCATATAAATCACATTTAATATCATCTGGTAATTTTTGTGTATTAAATAATAAATTTGCATCATTCATTTCTTTTCCAAAATCTCTAGGATCCATACGAAGAGGATATTTATGAACACAAGCATTATTCCAACAAGAATCTGTTTCTCTTAAATTCATCCATTCAGAATCCATTAATTTATCTGCATTCAATTGTAAAAATAATCTATAATCATCATCTCTTGTAATACCATTTTGATATTTAATATATTCATTATAACAAGAAGCAGTTTTATAATTTGTAGTAAAACGACCATCATTCATTTTAGGAGGACAGTTTTTATAATAGTTATCCATTATATATATTATATAATTTATAATATAAAAAAAAATAATCATTTTATATATTTATTAGTCAATTTAGTTAATTTCAATAACTTTACTTTTTTGTAATTTTTTTATAAATGATGCCGTTAAAATTGGAGGATCGTTTAATAAAATATCACTATTTGAATCAGTTGATGTATTATCACTTTTTCTATTATTTTCGTGATTAGTAATTATTCTTTGTATAGTATTATTTGTATTATTATTTAAAATATAGTCAATTGATAAACTAGATTTATCAGATTTATCAGACTTGTCAGACTTGTCAGACTTGTCAGAATTATTAAGTTTATTTAATGAACTTGTTCTAATAAGATTAGAACTTTCATTTAAAATCTTGAAAATATTATTAGCATTATTTGTATTATTTTCAATACAATCTGTTTTAACATAATTTGCAGTTATTTCTAATACAGTACTATTATTTTCGGCAGTATCGGTATCAATTTCAATATTAATATCTGAAGTACTATTGGAATTAAATTTATTTGAAATAATATTCGTTATAGAAGTACTAGATTTTTTATTTGGACTCATATAAAACATTTCTTTATCATCGTTTTTTATTTGATTTATTTTTATAAAACAATTATTATTTTTCTCTGAATTTTCATGATCATTTGATGAATTAAATACTTGATTTTTTTGTGAATTTTCATTTCCTTCATCAATGTTTTCATCATATTGATTATATTGATTAATAATTGATTGACTATTCATTTTATTAACTTCACTTATTTTATTTTGAAGTGAATATAAATCTTTAATTTTTTTATTACAATCACCTATTTTTTTATCTACTAATTCTTCAATAGCATCTAATTTTTCATTAATATCATCGCATTCTATCTCTAAAGTTTCTAATATATTTTCTTTTAATTTATCAATGTGTCTTGTTTGATGTGAATATAAATTATATACTAAATATAATATAATACATAATAGTATTATTAATAAAAAAAATTTTATTTCAAACATTTATAAAATAAAATTTGAAAAAAAGATATAAATTTAAACCTACTATATAATATTATTACTATGTTCTTGGAAAATAATTATATATATTATTCTAATAATCTAAATATAAATTCTATATCATCTTATAAATTTTTAATGACTAAATTTATTAATAAATTTATTCTACATTATAAAAATAATTATGTTGACAAAAATGAATTATATAATGATGCAATAATTTACTCAAAATATTACTTATATTATAAATCATTTAATTGTATATATGCTAACAATATTATGGAAATTATCTATAATATTGAATATCTATAAAAATATTTATTATTTATTATTTATTAATTAATATCCATCAGGGTAAAAAAGTATATCAGACTGTATTAAATTTATTTAAAAATATATTTATATATTATTATAGTACTTAATGAAAGCTAAAGATGTTATGAAATTACTTGGAATTTGTAGAACTACTTTATATACATAT